TTATTTTAAATCTACTTTAATGGGAAGTTCCCAACGGCGTCTATTAAATGTCACGGTTCCATCAATGCTTATTGGTAATTGATTGCCGTTGTAGTCGAAAACCTTTATGACTTTACCGCCTTTGTTTACATCAGCAAGCAAATTACATGTGTGCTCAAGCTTTCCAACTTCTGTGACCATAATCATTAATTGCTGCATGATAAAACCTCGAGAGAATACAGTTGAGAATAATTTTGCTCAAAATGTGCAATTATCCAGATTATTGAGCAAATAATTGCACATTAATAAAGGCTCTTATTCAAGAGCCTTCACAATCGCACCGTGTCTTGCTTTGCAGTCATTATATTTTGCAACTGTATCAACTGACCAGATCATTAAATCTTTACCAGTTGTACCCTTAATTTCACTTAAATTAGGGCATGGCTGAATGAGATTAGCTGGTATTGCCGGCTTTAATGAGTTCATTGAGTTGCTGCATCCCGTCATCATCAATACAGCTAGACTTATAAACAGGACGCTCCACGATCTTTTGCACTTCACGCTCAATATATTCGACTTTGGTGTTTTGCTCTGCTTTGACTTTTTCATAGTCTGCGCTCACTTTATTGATCTGATTTTGCTTTTCAGCTAGGGCATCTAAGTTTTTCTTTTCAATTTTCTGGATCTGCGATAAACACTTTTGATCTGCTTGGTTAATTTTTCCCGCCAAGTGGTTCGTGTACCCAATTTGGATTAAGTACAGAACCGACAAAACAATGATTAATGACCAACGTTTATTGTTTAAAACCCATGTCATGAATTGACCCCCATACATTTCGCATGACGTTCGAGTTGTCTAGTCCAGACTCCATAGCAGCCATTTTTGCGAATAGAGCAGTCACGCTTTGCAACGAACTTATATTTAAGTAATGAGTCGCAAGCTGCTTTATATTGACCAGCTTTCAAGTGTTTAAGCATTGATGATTTTGCGAATGTTGGTACCCCGTACTGATATGAAAAATCCAAGTAAAGGTCATATTCAGTTTGTGATAATTTCACGCCCTTCAATGAATCTTTAAATGCTACTTCACGTTTTGCGACATCATTACGCAACCATTTATCTGCAGTCGCGCGTGTAATTGGTGGATCTGTCATTTTTACTGGTGAGCCATCGGGTTTAAATGTAGAACCATGGCCCTGTGTTGGACGATCCCCTTTGACGGGTATTACTGGCTTTGATGTAAACCCTTCATCGTTTTTTACGCCCACAAAAAAAGCAGCCGAAGCTGCTAAGAATGCTGCGAAATATTTAGTCTTGTTTGACATTACAGTCACCTTTTAACTTTTCGATCCGAAGTTCATATTCAGCCTTTCTTAATTTGTGCTCGACTCTCTCACGGCGATTACGGGCAATTGCAAAATAAATTTGAATAACCAAACCAAGTGCCGCAATAAATAAACCACCCCACGCAATAACATCAATTTTGGCTATAAATCCGATAAACGACCCCACACCAGTAGTTGCTGTTACTTTTTGCGTTATTGTTGCTGCCGTAACCCCAACGGCAGACTGAGTTTCAGACATTTTATTTCTCCAGAATTTCGCAATAAAAAAGCCCCCATCTGGAGGCATATAGCTATCTTCTTTTAAACAATAATGCCTTTTTGCTTCATACGCTGTTTAGATCTGAATGCGACATCTTTCAATTCAGCAATTGTTAGGGCGCGGTTAAATACAATGAACTCACCAAAATCTAATGCAAAAGTCTGAGTTGAGTTAATCTGCGTTGTACCCAAACAAATTGAGTTAAAAATGTTAGCAAGTGGTGGGTCAACTAATTTACCTGTTCCAACAAATTCATTTGTAAATTGGTAGTCCCCGCTTTCAACAACCATTCTACGTACTACATTCGCATCACTTGTGTATGATGCTGCGGCAAATACCCACTTAGTTGTATCAACTTGAGCGTTAGGTGCCGTACCAAAACCCAAGCCAGTTGCATAACCTGAAACTTGGTTAGGATAGAGTAATAATGAAGCGGTTCCGCTATTTGCTTGCTGATTACCTGCCACAGCAGCAAAACTTGCTGTAATGCCTGTTTGTTTGACAACGGTACAAATTGTAAAACCTGTTGTACCAACATCACGTAGACCCGTGTTAAAGCCTTTGCGTGTTGTGGTGTTCATGTTAGCAAGGTGAAGCTGACTATTTGAGAATGTTGGATCGGTACCAGCTGTGGCGGTCATTGTGCGATTGTTTGCACTATCTACCAAGTCTTTATTTAATGTCCAGTGCCCCCAAGCACCTTCCTCAACACCGGGGAAGAAGTCAGAAACTTCTCGTACATCTGCGGGGTCAAGAGTACCAACTGCATTTGGAGCGTTGACAGGTAGTTTAATAAAGATGTTCATTAGATTGCTCCATTAATAATTTCTAATTCAAAGTGTGGGCAAATGTGATAAAGGGGTTTAACGATGTTTTGCACTAAAACGGTATCTGGCGTTGAGTCGCGTAAATTTCCTGACTTGCCGTCTGCAATTGGTTTACCTGTGCCAAGATAATCAAGGCCATAGCGCACAGATAGCCCATTAATTGTTGCTGGTGTATTTACAAGCTCAATAGTTACGGATGTGTTATTTGCTGTGATGCTCTGGATAGCTAAGAGATTAGTACCATCAGAGATAGCAAAGCCCTGATCTTGGGTAGGTGCTAAAAGAACTGTATCGAAGACTAGTGGTGCAGTTGGGACATCGAAATTTACTGTAATTGTCTTACCAACAATTGTCGCTCCCATCGGCTCAAGCCAGTCAGGTGGTCGATTATCGATTACACGCTGTTTGTACGCTCGCCCATAATATGCGCCCATCCATTTATAAGATGGTGGATGGAAATGAACGCTATCACGATCGTCGTAATCAAAAAGATACGTTGGCGTTGCAATAGAAATCTTCCCTTGTTTAGCAAGATTAAACTGCGTCTTACAAACAACTTCTGACAAGCCAATCCGCGTACTTAATTGATAAGAAATAACATGCATTTCTCCAAGCTGATTTGTAATCGCTCGGAAATCTGACTTCATGTCATTAAATAACTGCTCAAGCATTTGAGGGTAAACATCTAGATCAATGCTTAATCGCAAGTTTTCTTCGCCCTGCGCCCATCCGATTGCAGTCACACCATGTGTTTTGTTATCTGCAAGACTTAAGCTATGCCCAGCTGATACATGCTGAAGCATATTCGTATATGCGGTTGTACCTTTGATTAGTTGTCGAAGGTGTGCACCACCAACACCAGCCGCACTTGCCAGAAGCACATTGTCTTGTGGCTCAATACCATTTTCTTTATAGGCAAGATATACCGCTTCATTAGCACATCCAGAGCATGGGGTTTCGTTATACCCTTCAACTAATGGATTTAAAGAAGCAAATCCTGTAGGAATTGCTGTACCTTCGAAGGTTAGGTTTGAGTACGGCTGAGTTATTGAAATCCAACCCGGCTCGTTAGCACCACCACGACTTAATGACTGACCATAAAAAACAATCTGGCCAATGTCGTATGAGCTAATTGATTCACCCGACTCATCAAACAACCCAACAAGCTTTCCAGTAGTTGAATTGAAAGCAAGAATAATATTGTAATTATCATCTGTAACAATTGGGGTTAAAGAGCTGCTGTCATTAAAAAAGGCCTTTAGTGATGCTGTATCGCTAAAGGCCTGTATATTCGTTTTTTCATCTAGCCCGACGGCTACTATCTTCCCTGTTTCAGTATTAAAACCTAACTGAATCTTGCCTCCTAGATCTGCCGCAATCGGAATGATTTTCGGGTTGTCTTTATCGTAGAGGCTAATTTGTAGTAATTCTTTTAAAGCATCTTGTTGAAGACTCAAACCATTATTAATAAGCTCTCTGTCTGCTGTACTTAAACTATCTGCATATGCTTTCGCAAGATCTAGCGGGCTCGTTCCCTCATCTTTCCATACAGTCCCATCCCATAAATACAATTTCTTTGTATCAAAGGCATAACCGACCGAAGGGTTTACTAATGGAGTAGTGGCTAATAGAATAGCCTCCGTCTCGTAAGCCTTCCAGCCACCCGTCTCCATAAGAATTCGAACAAGTTTTGCAAGTGTTGGATAGATCTGCCCCAAACGCGTTAAAACATCTTCTATATCTGTGCCACTAATAAACTTTTGCAAGCTTTCCGCATCTTTTGAAGCATCTATAAGCTGCTCACGAGTAATGATTTCATCAGCCATTACTTTTCTCCAGGCATAAAAAAAGCCCCTGTTAGGGGGCTTGGATTTCTGTTAATTAATTAAATAAAGTCATGGTCACGCTCATAGAATCTGGCATCGTAGTTAGAAGCCTTAAGCGTATTAGTCATTTGAGTTTGAGGGGTAAGCTCTTCAAGCATGAAGGCTTGTATTTCTGCCTGATCGGCGCGAACCAATGTATAAAGAGTTTTCACATATCGATCAGCAGCTACTACTAACGGCTGAACTGGTGGTCGACTTAGCACAACATGATATTTATCTTCACCTGCTGTGCATGGCACCATATCTACAGTTGCATCAGACATTTGAAGATAAATGTAGTAGTCATGACCTGCCTCAAAAGTGCATGGTTGTGAGGTTCTAACGATCAAGCCATCCACCGACTCAATCTCACCATCTTGAGTGTCTACAACTGTGTTGTCAGCATTGAGGATTCGGTCATTACGAATCAACAATTCAGACTCGTCTAAAACTTCAACCTCACAGGACATGTATTTGTAGCGAAGCTTATTCCATTCACGCCACGCCCTGACTTTTGCTTGTTCCTCATTACGAATACCAGTTGTAGTAATTTTCAAAGGGTTTTTAGGCGTGATGTCCTCAGGAATAATGTACTTGACTCGGGCATCGTCGATATCTGAAGTATATTCAAGCTCTACCCCGTCATATTCTTTCTGCACACCAAACGTATATGACCTTTTTTCAGTTAAAGGTATTTTGTTCCGGTGATTAAAAAGTAAGACAGCGTTCTCTTGCGGTTGCTCAAACTTAAGACGGGTTAAACTTCCGAACCGGTATGGTTCGCAAAATGCTGAACTGGCAACCATGCCCGCGATTTCTTCAAAGCTTAGATTGTCATCGTCAATGGTGTAATTGAACTCAGACATAAGGTCTGAACCAAAATAAGCATTAACTTTGGCAATCTCAGCATTGATTTGTGCAATATCTACCTCTGTGCTGGTTCGGCGGCCAATGTACTGATCTAAAGCCAGATTGATGAGCGCCTGTCCCGCTGAACGTGTACCCTGTAAAGGCCCTGTTCCATCAACAGGAAGCTTACGATTTACCAAACAATTGAGCTTTCGCTCTTTAATAGACAAAGCCCCGTCAGTCGCTACAGTACGAGAGCGGACAATAGTTACATTGCCATAATCGCTAATCGTTGATTCTGCCATCCCATAAACAGACTTAATCTTGCAAGTGTCTTGGGTTTTCCCTGCCTGAGTAGCAGTTGTGCGGCTTAACCGGAACCGGAACGAACCAGCAGTCGGCAAATCAATGTAAATCGTTCTACCGAATTGCGACTTATTATTAGCTCGAATTTCTTGATTGATTGTTGTGATCGACCCTATTGGATCGCCATTGCTATCAATTGCCTGCAATTCGATGACTACAGTGATTCCCTCTTCCCACACCCCACCTTTACTGTCTTGGTAAAACAAGCCATTCGGGAAAAAGAAGTTAAATACAGCTTGTGTCGCCTCTGGCATGTCGAAGTTAAACCAACCAACATACTTATTGCTTACAGCATCAAACCGGACTAGAACCTCTTGTCCCTGTGTGCTTTGGTTTGGAAGAGTTAAAAGCTTGTCCCACTCATTATTAATTGCAGATGGATTTACTAAAGCAATCGTGTCAGCAGTTACGCTGTTAATTGTGTAAGTATCATCAAGGGTTATTGAGTTCGCATTCCGATTTAGCACAGCACCTGCTGTAATGGTGTAGCTGTTATTGACGTACTGCCAGTTAGCATTGACCTTTTCAGGGTTTGATAATGTAATCTCATAATGAAAGCCCCCTGTAATCACAGTCTTAGTCACACCTGAAACAACATATTGACCAGATAAATCACGTGTATTCATCTCTGTGTCTGGCGGTGTTCCTGTAGTAGTCTCGATATCGACTAATGCACCGGTCAACTGCAATCCTTTAAACAAGTTTGGATTATCAATATTGGTGGATGACTCGATGATGACCATCTTGTTTTCGTTCACCATAATTGAGCCCGAAAGGTTCACATCCTGTGCACCATACACAGCACCACTTAAGGCAACACGGTCATTTGCCGCAAAATATTGTGTGAAGTCCAAACCAGCACCTTTAATCAAGTTCGGGCTTTGAAACCACACATTACTCGACTCAAGCACTGCTTTATTTGGCAGCTCAATAGTCTGACCATTAATAGATGCAGAAGTTCTTACGAACTTTGGCAGTTCAGTAAAAGACTCGCCTACTTGATACATTGGAGTACCAACAATGGATGTGAACGGGTCATAAACTGAAACAGAAGTACCCGCAATATTGGCTACATCTGTGTCACCATCTCGCATATCCAAAATTTGGTAATAACCTCGACCGATACACATCAAACATTCTTCAATCTCGATGCCATCTTTATAAATCGTGTAGGTTTGTGCGATTAGATCAGGATAGGAACGAACTCGACCGAAGATATCAGGAATACGGGCATTTAGACGAGCTTGGTTGGATCGTTGCGATAATTCGTTATTTGATGAACCTACAGTTGGCGCCTGTGGCTTCGGCATAGTTAAAACAGTGTAAATACTGTATGCCGCCATAATGGCTACGATTGCATAATAGACGAACTGCAACCATGCTGGCTCAATCACCACATAGAAAGTACCTTCCAATGTTTGTATATGCTCAATCTGCGCATTAATTCTTTTTGGATGGTTGGGAGTGACATCACAACTTTCTGCAATCTGGTTGTGATAAATCTTTGCGTTTTCAGGCCATACATCAAACTGCTGATAGATATATGCTAAAACATCATCCACATCAGCTTCTGACCATGTAGATCGATCATAAACATCAGGAACGATGATGACTTTTTTCAAACTCATTTATAAAACCTCGTTTCCCGAAATTTCATGGAAATAATTTCAAGTGGAACGTACTGCACACCACGACCCGTTAAGTGCAAAACCTTATCGCAATAAAAAAGCCCAACATGTGTCGAGCTTCTTTTGCCATTGGTGAAAAATACAATGCAGGGGGAAATGGGTTCCTGAAGTTTCTTAAAGCTACCCTTCCCATTTAAAAATCTGTCTAGGCGCTTCTTAAGATCACGCCCTGTAACTTCCTTCCATGCTTCACATAAGAACTCATTGCAGGTGTAATCTTTGGTCCAGACGCGGTTATGGAGATGGTCTAGGTTCATTTACCAATTTCTCCATAACTTGCTTCACTGTTGGGATCGTTTTATCTTTATGGGTTAACTCAACATTTGCATCACCTAAAATTACCTCAAGAGCAATAAGATCTTGAAACTCATTTTGATAATCCTTTGTATCAACAAATATTTTCCTACCTGAATATGCGCTTTCTTCTAATTTATATCTTAGACGCCCTAGTTGGTCTGCTAATTCAAGATCAAACTTTTGCTCGCTTTGTGGAGTAAGCTTCTCCTTTTTACTCAAGCTAACCCAGAGTATTAGGAACGCCGAAATTATAAACAATATAGTGGCAACCATTTGAACCTCCTTAGAACATCTAAATCATGCCCCGCAACAGTGGGAATCTCTCTAATGAGTAAATCTCACCTGTCTTCACACTATTTAGTTCTGGTGCTTGTGCATCAAAAGTACAGTTGCCAGAGCCATCTTTAGATAAAGTAGCTACCTCTAAGGTCTGTAAAGACACCATTGGGGCTGTTAGATCATCATCTCGGTATAGCCGCCATTTAACTGATGGTCTAACTTTCCAATTAGTGCCCAAACGGGCAGATACAACCGATTTAATTAGTTCATCGTCTACATCGGCAATGGTTAAGCTAAGCTTCTGGTCAAGGTCGTTTGTGACTGTAGATCGTTGAATGGACATAGGCTGATATTCATATGGAACATCTGGCCCTGCTGCCTCATGCTTTACAGTCACACCTTCTGTATCGTTTTTGACGAACCGGAATGGCTCTGTAAAGTCAGGATGCGAAATCTCAACACATTCCAATGGCACCACACCACTGCTTGAGTTTAAAAAGAAGGATGTATAGTCAGGCATCTAAATATCCTCCATTGCTCTTGGCAGATCGTCATTCACCAGTTTTTCGAGTGGATTTACCCAATCCCAAATATCATCGTTACCGTCATCGTTTCCAATCTCTACAATTAAGTCGTCCATAGCTTCATCTTCTGGCTGCGGCTTAACTTCAAATTGAGCAGTTACAGTAAAGATCTTTCCTTCTTTAGCAGCCAATGTCGGACTTTCAACAAAATAACATTGGTAGTCTTGTGCCACACCATCATCAATGATCAGGCGAGCTATGAAAGGCTGGCTCGGTGTACGTCGCCATACACGATAGAAGGCCATCAGATACTGATAGCCCCCTTCGCCTACCACCCATTGCACATTAGCCATATGGGCAACATTCTTTAAAGAACGACGGTAGCGACTAGCGCCACCATCTAGCTTTTGAGAAATAACCCCATCTCCAACCTTTGCCGTGTAACCACTTTGCGTTACGCAGTATTTCAGCCTGTTCATGCTTATCTTCTCCGTTGCGCATTGTAGTTTTGTTGCATGGTTTTAGAGATGCGACTATTAGGGTTAGCCAATTGGTTAGACACAGTTTGCTCTGCAATTTGCTGAATGCGGATATCTAACGAGCCATCATCATTTTGCGTTGCTGTTGCTGTCTGCCCCGGCAATGTATAGACGTTGACGGTCGGGTTTCTTGAACCGCTCTCATTAATGAAATTTGTGAAAGCTTGGTTATCTTGAGGGTTAAGTACACGTTCACCTTTATTTAGGAGCCATGTGCCTTCCTCTGGAATTGAGGCAATACCATCATGCGCCATACCAGTAATGGTTTGAGCTGCAATTAGTCCAACATTTGCATAACCTAGACCTAAGACCATCTCTGAATATGCCGTCTTTTGCGCAAGTGTTAGGGCACTTGGATCTGCCAAAACTTGCGCTGCTGCCAAATGGGTAGATACTAAAGCTGATGCTGCTGCAAACATTTGTTGCATCAAGAACATTGCTTTATATGTAGCAGATTGCTCGCCAGCTCTCTCTTTAATCATTTGGGTCATTTCACCCCAAACCGAAGAACTTTGGGATAACAAAGCGCCATACATGCTTAAGGTGGCGTTATGCTGATCATCAATTAATTTGCGAGCATTGTCGTGATAATCAACATCTAGAGCCTTCATTTTTGCGATATGCGTAGCTTTTGCCTGCTCTAGCAATTCATATCGCTTTTGAGCCTCAGCCGGATCATCATAATCACGATTAATTTGGTTTACATTGTTTGTGTATGCATCAAGTTCAGCATCTTTAGCTTTACGTGATGCTACATTCATGCTGGCAATATTATATTCGTGACCTTGTCCAAATCTGCGAGATATAGAGGAGAGCGCAATAGCATCTTCTGCATCTGCCATCTGTGCTAAAAGGTCATTTTTATAAGAGTCATATTTTTCGCGTTGTGCTTGCTTAAATGCCGCAACATCACGCTTATACGTCTCTTCTGCCTTTGATAAATAAAGATCGCGTTTCACTGGGTCTTTAGCAAAAGCCTCTGCAATCTTTTTCTTATCTTCCTCATACTTCAATTTAATTTGAAGCTCTTTGTCGGCATATTGCATGATGATAGATTGCTGAGCGCTCTCTATACGCTCTTGCTCGCGCTTTGCTTTTTCTAAAGCAGACTTATCATCTTTAGTCTTTTTGGCTGTTTCTTTTTTGGCAGTCGGGTTTAGTGCTTTGTTTTGGGCGATACCAGCAGTAACACCACCTTTCACACCCTTAGTCCACTCTAATTGGGCTTTTCGGTTATTAATAATTGATTGAGTCAATTTGTCGTAATTGCCTGCTTGATTAGTGACAATATTTGAAATTGAACCAAAAGCTTGCTTGCTGTTTTCAACCACACTTTTAGTAGTATCAACAAGGATTTTCCCATTATTGTTGAAGCCATCTACAAGTGCTTGCCCCTTCTCTCTAAATGTTGAAGCGGTCACAAAGTTGATTGCGGTTCGGCCAAAGTTATTTAGAACACTTAATGCCCCGCCAATAATTTGAACTAATGACTTAACACCTGCAGAAAGAGCAATAATGAAAACAGATGCCCCTTTGGCAGCTATACCGACAGCCTCAACAATTCCAGAGAATTGCCCACCCTTCCCAGAGCCTTCAAGAAAGTAGCCAATGAGTGAGCTTAAAGCCGGCATTACAGCTTGAGCAAGGTTATTCTTTAAAGCTGAGAATTGCATTTGCAATGATTCGGTTTGGGATGCTAGGGCAATAGACTTTTCAATTGCCTCTTGCCCTGTGATAATCCCAGCCTCTTCCATTGCCTTTTGGTAATCCTTCCAGAGTGCACCTCCATTAATAAGTAAGGGAGCTAATTTGGTAAAGTCATTACCCATGTTCTCAAGATAGAAGGACATTTGTTGTTGGTTTAGCCCAGCTTCTTGAAGCTTATCAACATAGAGTTGGAGTGCTGAAACACCGTCCATTTTAGACATTTCTTCAGCTAGTTTTTTTGCACCTTCCGCACCCTTCTCAGTTTTAACTGCGATTTGTTCAAAGAAGTCTTTACCTTCACCACCGCCAACAGATGCAAACTCACCAATTTTTTCATTAAAATCTTTAAGCTGATCAGAAAGCTGTTCTTGAGTAATTCCATAAGTAGCAGCAGCACCGGCTAAGCCTTGGAATGTCTCAACTGATGTATTGGCCAAAGCTGCAAATCTAGCTAACTCAACATTATTTTTGGCTACTTGAATGGATAGAACAGCAAGACCACCTGCAGCAAGTGCTGCGCCACCAACGGCCATACCAGACAAAGCTGCTGTAGCTGTAAGAATGCCTCCACGCATCGCACCTAATTTGGTTGATACATTATCAATCAATGAGCCTAACTGTGTTCCACCAATACTTTGATTTAACTGATCACTAAAACCTTTAAATGCATTTGACATGTTTTTAGCAGTATCTTTTGCTTTCCGCTCTGCCTGACTCATGCCACTTTCAAATGACCCCAATTTCACTAAAAGGTCTAGGGTTAATCTTCCAAGTGAACTTGTTGCCATTACTTTTCTCCGGACAATAAAAAACCCGACACTTGGTCGGGTTCTAGTAGCTGAAATATTTAAAGTTCTTTAGAGCATTTTAATGAAGCGCTTTTTAAATCATTATCTGCCTTATAAATCATATTCTGATTAAAAGCACTTAGTGTAGTTTTTGCTTCAAGGCGGTCCTTACTCAAAGCGGCAACTTTTAATGTCATACCATTCTGTACGTAGATCATATTGTCAGAATATTTGATCTTATTTAGAACAACATGACCGCTTGTGTCTTCACATAGCACACCAGTTCCATCGCCATCTAGTTTAATGGTAGAAATGCCCGGGCCAATTGAAACTGTCCAAATACCAGTGGCACTTGGAGCTTTCGGCTGAACTTCACTAAAGTTATTATTCAACATTTGAGTCGCAGGTGTTACACAGCCACCTATAGCTAAAAATGGCAGGATTAAAAGTAATTTCTTCATGTAAATCTCACAACAAGTCATTTAAGTTTCTTATCTCAAGCTTTACACCATAACTACCTTCTGACTCTTCATCAACCCAACCGCCTACAATTACAGCTGGAACTATCTTATTTATTACCTTGCCAGCAAGCATTTTTGCATGCTGTTTACTTAAATAACCCACGGTTAAGCCATCTATTTCTACCTTCACAGCATTTTTATCATATTGATTAAATGGTTCTGAGGTAACCTTTGCCATTACCTCAACAAATTTTGATTCTTCGTTCTTAGGGCCAGCAATCTTCTTAAGGTTTTTTTGATATGCCTGCTCACCAACAATATCAAATGTATAGTTCCGTGGATTCATACTAACTGAACTCTGGAACTCCATAGTGATCTTATTTTCTTGCCTTGGCTTTGAGAAAAAATATATCAATAAGCCTATAATTATTAGTGTTACAATTATCCACATATACACCCCCTTATTTTTTAAGAGGATAGCATACGGTGTAAAAAAACCGCTATCTCTAGCGGTTCTTGATCCTTAACTACGTTAAGCAACTTTACTTAAAGGCTTATCCAAGCGTTCTTTCATTTGAGACATTGGTGCAACTGTATAGTTCATTGATTGAAGTGCTTTTACAGCTACTGCCTCAATTAACTGTTCGCACTTAACTTTATCAAATTTGACTTGGGCTTGTTGCGTTAAATTAATTACATTACTCATAGCGGATCCTTTAACTTAATTCTAGTTCTTAAAACGGAAGGCCAACCACCGTGGCCCCTCGAATTGAACTGATAAATTAAGTTCATCTAAAGCCTGCGAAGCAGCGGTTAAGCCTACATGCAGTTGTGTTAAGTATTCTAATGTTGAATCATTACGCGCATAAACTTTAGTACAACCAGAGTTTGCGCTTTCTGCTAAGAAAGTAGCTACACATGAAGCCAATACTTTAGCATTGAAGACATCATAATCTTCTTTTGATAATTGCTCAATAGAAGGACAAAGATCAATTGACATTAGTTTTAATGTAATTTCGTTACCAACTTTAACCTTAATTACTTCAACTAAAGCAATAATTTTGCCCGCATCGTCTTGCATACCAAAGAATGTAGACTGATTAATGCGTTCAGAATAATTACCAAAAAGATTGCTAGAAATAATTTGTGCAAAATTACTTTTTAATAAAAATAATCGCTCAGAGTCGAAGCTAGAATCTTCAGCTTCTTTTAGCCACTGATCTTGCAGATGACAAAGTAATGGTTCAGTTAATGTAATTTTGTTCAATGAAGTGCACCCTTATTATTTCCCATAAAGTATTTAATGCCTTAAATTTATATTTCAAGGCATGCTAATAATATTAAAGGAATATATTTATTTCACCACATTAGATTTTAAGAAGCTCTCCAAATCCTGCGGCTCAGGTTTGCTTTCATGAGGCATAAAGTCTCTAGGGTCTGCTGCTTTGCTGCCTTTGCCTCTGTTCGTATTCCTATAAAGGGCCATAAATGAGCCTATAACCTGCTCTACCCTGCGCCCAGTATTTAAACTTCCACGCTTCCTAACATATTCACCCCAAAGACGTATTTCAGAAAGAGTAAGATTCATTTTTACAGATTCGATTGAGTTCCCCCCAATTCCATTCATTGCCAATTCCATCAACAATTCTAGATCGGGGGTTATTTCTACTTTCCCTCGCTATTTTTCTTAATATCATCAAGACCAATAATCACTGGGAATAAAGCATTTGCAAGAGGCTGGGTAAAGTTCTCTTCAACCTGCTTTTTAGTCAAGTAAGTATCACCATTTTCATCAACAAGACATAATGAAACCCATTCAGCAAATACGTTTTCACCTTTTTGCAGGCGTGTATACAGTGGCTCAGTCACTGCAAATGGTAGCTGTTTAAGTCGGACATCCACTGTTTCTGTTTTGCCATTGTGCAGAAATTCTACTACTGCTTCACGGATTTCACCGATCAATGCACCTTGTGCAATATCTTTTAAACTTAATGCTGTAGTTTTCTTAGCCATTTTTCTTTTCACCATAAAATAAGCCCCTTTCGGGGCGCTTGATTAAGCTTTAGGAATAATTTGAACACCAGTGCTACGCTGCATAGTGACTTGGTAGCTTACGAGTGAGTCAGCTTCAAATGTTGGGGTTGAAGGAGCAAGTGTTGCTTGGAATGACCAGAAGGTACGAGTAGTTGGCAAAGTTACAGTGCCAGTTGTGAGCGTTGGTTCTGCTGTGCCATCGCTACCACCAATGTAAATTGTTAAAGGGGTACGAGCAGTTGCCAATTCCAAAATTTTTAAATGACTTTCTTTTTCTGGATCTAGGTTAAAAGTAATAGAACCATCACCCGGATCATTCAAGCCTGTTAGGTAAGCTTTAGAATCAGTTTCTTCTAAGCATGTGTTTTCAATCTTGCTTGTACTATCACTACCAAGATCAATACCAGTGATACAAACGGCTTTCGTGATAGCTGTGCCATCGAATAGAAATACATTTGTGCCTTGTGTGCGCATAACTGCCATGAGTAGCTACTCCTCAAATTTTAGGCAATAAAAAACCGCCTTTCGGCGGTGTGGATTTGGATTGTTGGTTAAGGTATGCAGGCATTTGGCAATGGATCGACCAAACCGTAATTCTGGTTGTATTTCAGAATAAGGGTGCCAATAGTTGTGAACTTCATTGCAAGGTTCCAAGCTTCTTCGATGGCTGCTTCTTTTTCTTTAAATGTTTCACAGTTCTTGAATAACTCAAGGCTGAGTTGATATGCATATTCTTCAGTTGTTTTCATTTTTTAAATTGTCTCGCTATCAAATAAGCATGGTTGCATCAGTGTTTCGACCTCGGTTATTGCTGCCATTAGAAGGTCTCTTTTCTTGCGATAACTTCCAAGAATGCTGCCAGCAAGACTGGCATCGGCTTTCTCAAGATCAAGCTGTAAAGATAGTTTGTTGTGAATATTGTTATAACTTTGGTCTTGTGATCGGATAAATTCACGTGTTTCAAAAAAGGCTTTGACCAGTGCTTTCTTGAATTCAATTACTCGGGGACTATTTCGCATCAATGTCATCAAGAATGTTGCTTGTTTAAGGGAACAAACTTAACATCACCACCACCATGCTGACCTTCCAATCTTGGTTGGATTTTAAATCTGACCAAGCCAAATTCCTGAAAGTCTGGCATATAGGTTCTTACCAACTTAATAATTGTTGCATGTTGAATTCCTAAACCTAAAGCAATTTACAATGTGCTTGTCATTGGTTCTCCATCTTCAACTTTTACAATTTCAATCGGCTTTAACATAGCATTCATATTTTTACTCCTTAGAGTTGTGTTGAGCCTGAATGGAGAATGCAAATAAAACACTCAGGCATAAAAAAACCTGCCACTAAGGACAGGTTCGGTTAAAAGTAATTTAGGTTTGCTGTGTGATTTAGCGGTCTAAAAACCAATTTGCATCAAAGCCACGAGAATATAGCTTTGTGTCTTGCTCATAGTTATTAATGCTTGGGTTTAGGACATAACTTTGTGGCTCTAGGGCTTTGCGTATAGCCTCTCGAGCTTCATAAGCTCGCTTTTGCTGTGTGTCGTAGACAATAATTTGGTAGATGACATGATCAACATGTGCAGGACAATCTAGGTTATTTTCAGCATTGCCACCTACTGTCTGCCACACGGCATAAGGCGTAGGTGTGTCTAAAGGCGCTAAATCCTCATAAACACGCAAATCTGTGCCTAAAATAGCCTTAACCGCAGCATCAGCGTTGAGAGTTCGATAAATTGGAAGAAAGCTCATAGTTTTGCTATTTCCTTGTCTAGTTCAGCACTGAAAGACTGACTGAAAGTATCTGTGACCTTTTGAACATTGTTTGCAAGTGCTGGACGCATGAATGGAGTTGCAGGCATTTCTGACGTTCCGTATTCGAGAAAGCGCCAGTATCTGGTGTCCCCACCACTTGTATTAGGTGGTGTTGGGTTTGAGTAAGATGCCCCACCACGAACACCTACCCGCATTTGCACTAAATCAAGTGACTTAGTTTTTCCTGCTGATACAGAAATATTACGCCAGATCTTTTCAGACGTTTCAGGGTCATCTATGGCCTTTGCATTTTGTCTTGCTGCATCACGGACAACGTTCATACCTTTACGGGCTGCCCTCATAGCTGCATTGCGAATTTTCCGTTTATCTTTTAAGACCCCCATCTTACGCAAGACTTCATCTAGCCCTTCGATTTTTACGTCTACATCAGCCATGGTGTTTCTCCTGACGTAAAAAAACCGCCTTTAGGCGGTTAAGTTAAAACTAGTTGGGATTCTCGATACTTAGCATGCACTTTTGTTTCTATTAAACCTTTAGTACTGAAAAATGTTTCTTTTGACCATTCTTCAATTTCGAACCTATAACAGGCTCCCGGTGTTTTAACCACAATATACTTATCGGCTTTAGATTCAAAGAAATCTTCTTCCTGTCCACATGGATAGAAAGTGAAATCAATGTTTTTGTCAGAGAGTTGGACACTATCTTTAATATGTATTTCGACTAGCTTGTCATTCCAGCCCAAAAAGCATTTACTCATAGTTATCATCCATATCCTTATACAGTCTGATTATACACTATTTCGACTTCTCTAACCCTTGTCCAAGCAAGAAAGTACAGTAGGTGTATGAGTCTTCACTATCATCTAAAGCTTGGCTTTTAATTGAGAATATTCGCCCTTTCCAAATGACTTGCATCTTTGTAGTGATATCTTCTCGATAGCGGATTTTCATTCGTGCAACTACTTCGGATTGGTCTGCTTGTGCTGCGATTAGGTCTTTAGCAGATAAAGGCGTGACCTTAGCCCAAAGCTTTTTGTATTCAGACCAACCGCCTTCAATTGGGAAGCCATCTTCATCACGACCACCTTCGGTATAGTGCTGAATAGTTACACGATGGCGTAATTCACCTGCGTTTTGTCCCATAAATACCTCACACAGCCGTAGGCGTTCGATAAGTAAATAGAAGAGATTGCACTGGCTGTGGCATAAAATTGCCATTCACTGGCGCATCTGCTTCGGCGTTACGGTGTTTGTCGTAATATCCAACAAACACAAGCACAGCTAAACGGAACTCATCTGGGTATGGCTCAACATGGTGAATTTCATCTGTATAGCGTAAAACGGCTGATTCAGCCGCTTTTCTATAGATTTCCAAGTTCGTGTCATTTGAATCATCGTCATAGCGAAGGTGTTCTTTGACTTCTGCAAGAGTAACTATGCTCATTCTATCCACTCCTTCGCGCACAACTTAAAGTTTTTATGATCAAATTCGCCTAAATGGTCATTCTCAACATGCCATAACGAGCCATTTTTAGTGATGAACTGTCCTTTTTCATACTTAACATCGTCCTTGAAGACGCCTCTATAAAGCGATTTAAGAGAGTTTTCACCTTCTGGCTGTTCTGCATCGGGTTTCGGTGTTTCCGCAGACTGTGAAGCGCTAGATGAAGGATTAAATGGGTCATCCTTGGCATCACGCTTAGCAAGTGCTTCAAGCGAGAAGTTTTGCTGTTGCATGTAAACTGTATCGCCTCCATTTAGAGGCAATTTGCCGATTTTTGCTCGGCCCTCATTAGGTGTTAGTAATGAACCTTTCACGTCATCACGCACCATAGTATGGAATCGTTCAGAATCCATGCGAATCAGCGTGTCGATATCAAGAAAACACTCAACTTTGAATGATGTCAGGTCTAAACCTTCATCTAGCAAGTTTTCACGTGCTTCGATTAATGCTTGCAAACAGTCAGAATAGTAAATCCCGTTAGCCTTCTCTGAATCATCTGGAACAGTGCCAATGCCAATCTTGAAAGGTGGCACATTAAAGACACTACAAACCACACGGCCTGACATTTCCAATAACTCAATCATTTGAGAATCGGCTGCACTCATACCTAAAGCGATGTAAGTCATACCATCGCCAATGACAGCAGTCTTGCCGAAATTCGCGCCAGAATAATTCGTGTTCCAACGAGCTTGGATTTCTTCTGCTTTTTCTTTCGTTATCGATCCGGGAGCAACCAAGATTCCACCCGGTCTGCTTCCGTTTCCGAAGAAGTTTGCAGCGTTCTTGATGATCTTCACACCCATGCCTGCCGCTACTCCACATGCCATGATTGGCGATAGACCAACAAGTGGATGATAGAAGGCGTTAATGCGGTCATGGATGATTTCAGAGGCAGGAACAATCACTGATTCGGTTTGTGTCAGCCGGTCTGTATTGAACTGATAAAATACATTGCCGTAGTCATCAACTAAAGGACAAACAAGATCAGGGTTAAGAACCACCATTCGGTAGACTTCACCAAAAACATCGCGCAATTTCCAAACGTAAGTATTGCCACGAAGCAATAAACTAGATGTCCACTGCTCTTGAAACTGCTGCCATGTCTGATAGTTGTTTGGTTTCTTTAAAACGCGCAGCTTTTCAGGGATATCAACATTAACCAACACCCCTTCTTTCTTACGCTTCAAGAGAATTGGTAATTTACCAATATCTTTAGAGATAAGGCTTACACAAGCGAAAACCGCATAAGACGCGACAAGGTCATCACGTGTTAATTCGTCGTTTTTCTGCCAAGCACCTGAGTATGGCTCTTGCACAAATAGGCTATTCCAAATCTGCCCAGCACTATGGACACTTTGAAAGCTCTTTTTACCTCTTAACCAGTCAAAAATGCCCATTTTTACCGCCTTTATTCGCTAGTTTTTACTTCTTTTTTAGGTTTGCTTGGTATCTTTTTAGGTTCTTCAAAAGGCTTAGCAACACCTGTTTTAATCAAGATATTTGCTTCAAAATCGGTTACTTCTTTGATATCGCCCACATTGGCGTCATGCATAACCTGTAAATATTCAATTTTCATAGCTGCCCCCATAGCTCAACAATGAAGTTTCATTGCTCAGATATGAAAACAGCCCCTATTAAGGAGCTGTTTTGAGTTCAATACTTCAACTTATGGAGGAGTTGGAGTAGTTGTGTAGTCCAGATAAGCTGCGGCCACTGGGCGACGCTTAGCCCAAGTGATGAACTTCTCTACACGTACAGCAAATTTGTTTTCTTGCCATAAGTGGTGAGTAGTTGAGCCATCAACAAGAGTCGCTTGGTCACTGTAAGAAACGTCCACACCACCATCTTGTGCAAGCAAGATTTCACTTGTTTTCACAAGGATGATCTTGTTGCCTAAAGACTGTGAGGTGATAACAGGAATACCAAGTAAGGTACGCGAACCACGTAAAGCCATACCGTTAAAGTAAGAGTTGCCTAGAGCATCACGCAACAACGCGATTTGAGCAGCACGTGTTTCTGACATTAAGAAGTAAGCGCCATCCAAACTTAAGTTGTTGGTAACAAAAGTATTGATCAATGCTAATAAGTCTTTTTCGTACGCAGCAGCAGTTTCACCAGTATTTGGCGTAGCAGTAACACCATTCAACACACCAGCTGGACGGACGGCAGACGCAGCTACTGAATCAAGGAATGTTGCATCTACTAAAGCTGCGCTTGCTGCGATTAAATCATCACGGACCAACACGCTTACTGACGGATCAGACCGACGCATCAACTCTTGTGTATAGACAGTGATTGCAGCAAGTTTATGCTCGCCAATTTCAACTTCACCAAAAGTAGGATTCGTTAATGGCTTAGCTGCACCCTCACCAACCCAAGAAGCTGTACCACCAGTAACTTGAGAAGGGATTTTTGAACGGAACGGAACTGCACGGAAGCCTTGAAGCTTATCGAATACAGTTGCTTGACGTAGCAATTCAACAAATTCACCAACTAACTGGTTTTCATGTACAAGGGTAGCTGCAAAACCTGCATCAGTTGTTGTACCTAATGTCGCTTTAGTAATTAAGTCTTGTACTTCATCACCGAAGCCCATACGTTTAGCAACTTCTAATGGAGACTCAAAACGTCCTTCTTTAGCGTTAAGTTGAGAAACGATTTTTGCTTGGGCATACTGAGCAAAGCCAATACCTTTAGGCAAATTAGACTTAACGATGATTTTACCTGCCGGCTCTGGATCGCCTCCTGCTGACTTTGCAGCCTCAACAGGATTCCCACCTGCAACTGGTGTGGCAGTGGTTGCTGCTTTTTCTGCTGCTTGAATCAGTTTTTCTAGGCGCTTTTCTTCAAGTTCCAAGCGCTCAACATCTTTTTCAAGTGCTGCATATTGTGTATTTTGCTCATCATTCAGCGTTAAGCCTTTCTCATGAGCGGCTTTCATTAATGCTTCCATAGCTTTTTCTTTTTCAGCGATGGTAGCTTTCACTTTTTCTAACTGTGCTTTTAACATAGTTGGATACTTCCTTTATTTGGATCTGATAATTCGATTGGTTTGTTTTCTGCCACATCGCTGACAGTTGTTTTCTTTTCTTCCGGTTGTTGCACCTGTCCACCCAACGCGGCTTCATCTGGCTGCTCGAAAGATTTAGAAATTGATTTAATTTGGTTTATGTAGGATTCGTTGTTGCAAGGAACAGCAACTAGGCTTAGCTCATGCCAGTTCCATTCATTGAATTGGAAACCACCACCCTCTAACTGCTCTACAGCTTTCCAGTCAGCTGTAAAACCAACAGACAACCCATTTACAAGTCCATATTTCAGGCTTTGATATGCCTCATCCACACGGTCTTTTAGAGCGCCTTCCTCTTCGATTTCTGGCAGTTCAATTTTCACCTCAATGCCTTTCTTAGTGACATCTGCAGAAATTACTTTGCCAATAGGCTTCTCGTGGTCGTGATGGAAAAGAAGTGGCATCGGCAAAGTGAACTTTGCTCCTGTGCTAATCAGGACATCCTTTGCCTTGTCAGGTGTTGGAGTCGAAGCTATGCCAGTAAAAACACGCTTCTCTTCATCAAATGCTTTCACCTGCAAGACTGAATAAGCCTTGTTTTTCATGGCAAAACTCCAATAAAAAAGCCCGCATTTAGCGAGCTTTGAGTTAACAATTTAATTAGACGAAAAAGACGTTATATTCTTTGTTTGTAGGTTCTGGATTCATGGACATGAGAGCAACTGCGTTAAACGTGGCAATCAAAGGGTCAATCTTTCCTATACCAGATTCTTGTTTGGTGATTCGCATACCATTACCGACCATAATTACCCGTGCATTACCTGCTGCCCAAGTCATTAATTGCTGCCCTGCATGGTAGAGATTACCCTCTGCTAATTTTCGCTCAGTGGTAAGGATGTAAGACATGAGCTTGTACCCTTGCGGCACTGCAAACATGCTTTCCTCTGGTATACCTGCCTCAAGCAAGCCATCTAAAAGCCCACCTAAGCCCAATGGATCTAGTCCGATCTTATTGAGCTTTCCACTGTCATAAACTTTCTTGGCAATTGCTGCGAGTTGGTCAATGTCGTCGCCTATTCGGTCAACAACAGTAAGAGAACCCTCAGACTTGAAGTCTTCATACTTAGGTACGTTCTCTTTTCTGCGCTCGAGAGCAATTTTATTTGCCCATGCGTGGTTCCATAGCCACCAGATACGTGGATCTGCTGATAACCGCCCTAGTGCAGCGAATCCTAATAAGTCATCAAGCCCACCGCCATCAATACCCAAAGTAATGACATCGGATAACTCAATTAGTTGGTCGATTTGAATGTCTTTAGCTTGAGCATTCCAATACTCTGCACCTGCCCACCGGTTAGCACGAAGGTTCATGCCGATTTCGATGTTTAAATGCTTAGCTAAGAAATCTCTAAGCGATTCCTCACCAGCATCTTTAACCTTTTTAAACTCTGAAATAAGGTATTCAAGATCAACCGAGGCACCCAAATTTGGGTTTGTAATGTAGAAGTTTTCAGGTTTTAAATGTTCGCCTGCTTCAACTAGATACTTTGGGAACTCATAAATAAGAGGGAGAAAAGACTTATCTTCTTTAATTCCATCACGCACATCACGGGCATAATCAAGAAGCTGCTTGAATACGCCACACGGAACCTCGTCTGACATGGTAGACAGATAAATTACACAACCTTCAGGACGAGACGCTAAACCACCTTTTGCTTCACGGAACATTGACTCTGCATTAGCACGTTTACCGAATAGCCAGACCTCATCAATTAGAATGATTGAAGCTTTCTTACCTGCTGCTGCATTGGATTCAGCCGCGATAACTTTGAGTGTTGCACCAGTTCCCAAGTGAGTTACAGTCTTAGTGTGCTCAGACACATTGATCATTGCACTGAGTTCTTCATCAGCGCGGATAAAGTCACGAATCGGGTTAAAGCTGTTGTCTGCGACTTCTTTTGTAGGTGCCAAGATAATCAGTTCAGCAGAAAGACGGTCATTCAAGAGCAAAGCAACAAGCATTACACCTGCTGCAATCGTGGACTTTGTATTCTTCTTTGAAATTAGAAGAAAGAACTCACGAATTAATCGTCGCTTTGTATTTGGATTGTATGAGCCAAAGATTGCTCGGACAAACTCAATTACCCAATCCAATGTGACATCGCCCATCTTCGGGCTACCCATCACATCAACCAGAATCAATTCTTTAAATATGCGCTCAGCAACATCTGCAACTTGTGGAAATAATGGCTCACAAGGCATGAGCGACTGTTTATTGACAATACGCTCCTCCCAGTCTGGGCAAGCGGTTGTCCATTCTGGAAGCACTGCGGTCATTTATTCTGTCCAATAAAAAACCGCCACGTGGGCGGCTATTTAAATTATGAATTTAATTTTTGGAGTGTCGTCTTTAAGTTTATGCTCTATGTGTCTTGCCTTTAGTGACTTATACATACGAAAGGAATCCGCAGTAATATGTAAATTCGCATAATCGGATTTTGTATGCGGTCGCAATACAAGCAAGTTCCAGTTTTTACTAACTACAGTGAAAATCTGTCCAATCAAATCTTCTGGCAGCGTTGCGCCGACAGAAACCACCTGAACAAAATCTCCAACATAATATTTTGAACCATTCATGCCTATCTCCTTTCCCCTATTTGATAGCCAACTGAGGGTGTGTCCATCCCCATGCTGCGCAACACTGTAGACATTACAATTGGCTATCAAATAAGAAACCGCCCGAAGGCGGTATATATTTCATGTTCTGGGTTCATGAATTAATAGTGGTTGCCAAAGCTTTACTTGGCTTTCATCTTGTGAGGACAATCCCGTAAAACTATCCCCTTCAGCAGTCATCTTGCCATCACAATATGATTGCCATTTATAATAAATACCAGTTTTTATATTGGGCGGAGATTGTGGCTTGTCAATCCATACAATTACAGCCTGACCCTCATTAGGTTTTTGCTTATCTAGCTTAATCCAGTCCACAATCTAAACCTCCTTTAACTAGGCAGTTGGTTGTTCAAAGTGCCAAACTTACCCGATTTAGTTGCCGCCTTAGCAGCATCCTCTTTGGTTTCTTTCTTGCCCTTTTCAGCCACTTTGCCGTGGACGTATGGGAGGGCGGCCTGTGCTGCACGAACCCGCAATGCCATGTCTTCGACAGGGTCGCTGTAGACGGACTCTAAAAAAGCTAATGGGTCTGCAAGATTCTTAGCGGCCTGAATAGTTGTATTGGTTGTTAACGGTTTAACGTCATGTTTAACAACCTGTTCAGGAGTAGCATTCTCAAGTCGTTCCAGATAGGCAATAACATCAGGGTCTTTTGCTAAACGCGCACCAGCCGCAGATGCAGTCTTTTCAGGGCATCCAGCCAAAATGGCAGCTTCTTTATTATCTTTGCCGTTTCGTTTTGCGAGGGCAAATGCCTTCTTTTTTTCTGTTAAAGCCATGTACCCTCCTTTAACATATTTTTGAAATGGGAAATTTTTTTATAAGTGAGAAGGGGGGCGGTGTCCGAGCACTTAGCTCTCAGAGCTTTTGACTCCCCCCTGCCTTTCTAAGAATTATTCTTCCTGAAACTTCTCAACAATTTCATCGATTCGTTGTACGCGGTTGTTTAAAGCTTCTTTCGTATCAACTGGAATACGTGGATCAAACTGCATGCCACGCATAAAGTTAGCAACCGATTCAAGTTGCTCTAATAATTCTTCATTGATCATTGCCTACTCTCCTTCAACGTCTTCTCTTTATGGCAAGGCACACATAGCGATTGAAGGTTGCTCTCATCATCGCCACCACCCTGAGCCACATTCACAATATGATCAAGCTCTAACTCCATGGTGACTACACCACAGCATTGGCATGTGTACTTATCTCTAAGATGTATCTTTGCTTTAAGTCTACGCCAAGGACGACCACCACGACCTGAACCCCAATTGTTCTTACTTGAGGCACGTTCTATCTGTAGTCTCGGCTTGAGCGTTTGTAGTTTCATTTAGATTCTCAAAGTCTGGAGTTAATCGGATAAGAACCTCTGCTACCTGATCAACACCTACTGTTGTTTCGCAAAAGGTAACACCCGCTAAGTAACTTCCATCACTTAGCTTTACCTTTGTACCTATTCCAGCCTTCCCACCTGAATATTCAATATTCGCAACACTTAATCGTTTCATCTTATAGACCTCAATCCAATGTTCTATTCTGAATAACAGGCTGCTCTTCCTGCTCAGTAAGCTGCATTAGCAATTCATTGTTCTGTTCAATTGCGGCTAGGATTATCTGATCCTTCTGCGCTACCTGCTGAATCAGTGTTGTGTTTTGTTCCACTATCTTGCTGAGTAGTTCCAACACTTCTTTGCTTGAGCACCCGCACCCTTTGCTTGAACAGTTGGTATTGTTCTTTAATCCACTCACGACGTTCCTCACATCCTTTACAGGCCATAACAACACCCATTAAAAAACCCTCCGAAGAGGGCTTTTTCAAAAGTTTATTGTATTAAATAAATTTAGAAATCTATTAATTTCATCGGGAGAATCGAAGTAGACTTTTTCATGATTCTCATCCGTAAAATAGATTGTCACATAGTTTTTTGGCTCACCCGTACCCATAAATCTTTCATTTTCATGGATAGAAATAACTCGAATGTTATCGGTATTAATTACTTTCTTATCATGTCTTACGAACATTGTTAAACTCTGAGCTATAATTAAGAGTTAAAAAGTTAATCTAAAACCCTAACCAACTCAATATTTTCTTTACCAATTTTAGCTAAATACTTCCTTAACTTTGCCATTGCTTGTTTTTCGGTTTTGGCAAATACAGTGAAGAGTGGTTTGGTAGTGCCTAGCTCAACCCAATTATATTGATTCATCACTTCTCCAACGCATATTTAAGGTCATCAGGCACAGGTAAAGCCATGCCAAATTCTTTAAGTGCAAATGCTTCGATTAGATTTAGATAATTAGTAAATTGCGATGTATTCATTCTTGTCGTAGAAGTCTCACGAATAACACCGTCTGCAATCGCTCTGTATTGCTCAGATTCGCTTTGTTTGAGTTGGGATATGGCTAAGCACATCTCAGCGTAACTATCGTCGTCACGCTTCAAAATATTGATCAAGAACTTCTTCTTAAACTCGAAGTGCAATTGATCTTCATCATTGCCAGTTTTCTTATGTATTTCGTGAAGCCATTTCCAGTAGAGGCGGTTTTGCGCTTTGGATCTGTCTTTTGATTCTGGCTTGATCTCTACTACCAAAGGCTTCCCCTCAGCAGCAGCTTGAGCATGGTTCTTATTTAGAAAATTAGTAACAGGCGAAATGTCGCAATGGTTCTTAATAGTGAACACTGCTGTTTTCATGCTCACCTCAATTATTGGGAAATTCCGAATAGTTCAAAGGGTTTCGTTTTTAACGTACCCCTTAAAACACCTCATCACTATTAAGATTCAACATCCGCTCGGTCTTCTCCAACCACCCATCAAACAAAGCTTCTGATTCTTGTCTTGTGCCTAGTTTGAATTGGTCGAATTGACTGTGACATGAGTGACAGAGAGGAACTGTGAACTCGTCACTGGCCTTTATCGACCTACCCTTGCCATGCTTCGAACTGTTTGAATGTGCTGCCTGTGAAGGACTAGAACCACACCTAACGCAAGGCAACAACCTAACAGCCTTCAATCGCTTTGAATCACGCATGAAGATTACTTCTAATGTTCTTCACTTGCTCTTTGTGTCGCTTTATCTTCGCGTCAATATCAAGCATTTCTTTAGCCGTCATCAAGCCACGCGAGAGGTTCTGTAGCTTTTCAATTTCATTGCACAGTGCATTTAAATTCTTCTTCGCTTCGATTATGTCCATGCTCACCCCAAGAAATGCCAGAATATCCAAATTATTGCAGCACAGAATGCAAGCCAAATGCCGACCTTAAAACCCTTAATGAACTGAGGCTCTTCAAAACCTTCCATGAATTCTTCATGCAGTTCATTGTGAGCAGTGTTCCACTCATAAATGTCTTGCTTCTCTTTAGGAGTCATATAGATCTGAGCTTGCTTTTTTGTATGTGCCTTGGCAACCAATCGTTTTGCTTTCTTTTGTTTTCGATTCATAAATACCCCAAAAAGAAAACCCCGCACTTGGCGGGGCTTTTAATTACACTTCTACAACTTCAATCTTCTTAACACCAGGTATTAGTGTTGGTCCAGATATGCCTATAATTTTGAATCGCTCAGTAAACCCATCTGAATAAGTTCTAATGAGCATGTTGCCAATATGTAAGCCTTCCAGATCACCTTGAGTGTAGACTGCCTCATTTGAATCGATTCTACACTTCTCTAATTGAGACTTATCACCATTAGAGTCAATCACGTCTAAAGTTTCAATATAGCCAAACACAAGCATTTTCTCTCAAAGATTAAGACATGCTCAGTAGACTACAAAACATACATAATTGCAAATAAGTATTTGAATTCTCAATAGTTAATTATATTTTATCTTTCCACACTTTCTGCATTCTTTGATTCGGTCTTCGTTATAATCCAACTCATATTCCCAAACATGTATGCAAAAGATCTGCTTAATGATTCGGAGCATGTGAACCTCCAAAAAAATAGCCCTACGTTTAAGCATCGACTAGAAATCCAGTCCAGCACATCGGAATCCAATGTTCTAAGCTCGTAGGGCATAAAAGCAAAAAGCCCATCGGATGATGAGCTTTTAAAATTGGTGAGAACCCTTGAGGCTTACAGACTATTTCACTCTAGGGCATATTTAATCTCGATCGGCGAAAGACGCTGTAAGAATCCATCACCTAGTGGCACCTTATTTACACTTCGCACAACTTTAACATAAAAATACCACTAGCCCTGATCAGGGTCAAGTGTTCAAGCAAAATTATTTGCATATTTCTCAATAATTTTTTGCTCATATGGTTTCGTAAATAATACGGCGAATTGAACTAGGTTTTCAGGGGTAAACAAGCGATTACCTCTTTTTATATAGTCCTCCAACTCCCTTAAATTTTGGTCATGCTGTCTAAGTTTTTTAAATAATGCCTTAATTGCCACCCCGTCCATTTGGTTGGGGTTCTTGATTTCCCTATACAGACGATCAAAGTAGTCCTTTAACCTTTCAGCATTATGCCAATTGGCGATAACATCATATTCAGCAATATTTGCGACCAAAACCCGCTTGATGTCTGAGATGTTCTTTCTACCACTTAGGATTTCAGCATTGATTTCTTCTTTTGTTTTGAAGTAATCAATAAAAATAGATCCGTTGCTTGTTACCTCTTGCCTAATTTTCATTCGTATCCAGCAATCCAATGCATCTTCTTTAAAGCTCTTTACTGCCATCTTTATTTGCAAAAATGTCATTTTGCCCGACTGGTTCAAAATTCTTTCTAGACTTTCCTTTAACTGTGGCAGCTTTTCAAACATTGCCTTAATTTGCAGATATTGATTAGCATTGTCTCTAAGATGCTTGAACTGTTTAGCTTTTTCATCAAAGGTCACACCAAAGTGTTTTTTCCCGCACTTATGTCCAATGATAATTTCATTTCCATCATGCAGTGCTGCAATATAACCCTTTTGGTGCTTTCTACCGCAACTAGAAATCCCACAACTAACAAAATCCCTTAGCACATAAAAACCAACTAAATCAGAGATAGTGTTTTGAACATCCTCACCCCTAGCAATCGTCACTTTTTCAACAAAATTAGGTCTAGATGTGATTTCTTCAAAATTTGTTATTAAATTAAAATGTTGCGGATTTTCTATCATTCTTGCTCACCGTTGTTTAATCTTCATACAATTATCTGAATTACCAATAAATATCAATAGGTAGATCATACTGAGCCATTTTTATATCTAATAAACTGGTAGCGATTGTGCAAAGCTGCTAAGCCACAACGAACATCGTATTTTGCATCCATGGCTGTTCGCTCTGGAGTTACTAACTGAGTCCATGATTTTTGATTGAAATAACGCTCTATAATTGCGTCCATCCAATCAAGCATAGCCTCAGAAGTGCAGCCGTCTAAAATATCAATGATCAAGCGCTGAACGGCCCTAGCTTCATCGTCTGTAATTAGACAGACATTAGGTTTTTTAGATGGCTTCTCGATAAAATTTTCATCACAGAGATAATAAGCAACGATCTTTTCCCTATCCCCTTTCTTAAGTCTAAGTTTTGCTTTTTTAATCGCTCCTACTAATGGATTTTCAGTAGATCCACCAAAGCGAATCACTGCCCCTTGCCAATAACCAAATTGGCGCAACCATTCAGGCAAATCATATTTAGACCAGTCAACACCTTGCATGATATGTAATTTTGAATTCATAAATCCCGGCCCTCATTTTTCTCAAATTTCTTAAATGTTGTTACGTTAACCATTAATTTCATTCCTTCTTTGTAAGGGCTTGATTTGCCAGACTGCGATAAAAATCACGAACACCCCATGCACCAAAATTTGCCTCATAACCTTCTGGATGCGCATCCCAGTCAGACACTTTGTTTAAAGCTTGCTCCAAGCTATCCACCCGAACTCGCAACTCATCACGATTTTTCTTAACTTGTTTTAGATGCACTTCATGACCAATCATTTCTCCATGATGAGAGGCTTTAAGCTCTTTAATTTCTTGATGTAAATTGAGAATAGTTCGAGCCTTCACTTGATTTAAGCGTTCGAGTTCTGCAATACGGCCCTGATTGCCTTGTATTGATTTCTTAAGCTCATTCGTCTTTTTACACTCGCGCACATAGAGATCATCTAGTGACTCAGCAACAAACTTGTATTCATCCCTTTGCGAGGCAAGTTTTCCAGAGTGAGAGATAATGATCTTTGCAAGGCCGTTAGCTGCCAATGCATCTTCATCAGCTTTAATTGCTGCTTCAAAGATTGAGAACACACCCAATAACATGACAACCCATGTCAGCCATGATGGATGTCCATTGACATATGAAACAGCAAAAAGACTTGCCAACATTCCAAAAATGGCAATTCTCGCAAAAACCAAATCAAGGTCGGGTTTAATTATTTTATGGCTCATGCTTTGCGCTCCCACTTATTAGAACGGTAAAAAATTAGGTATAAAGACAACAAAAATTGAGTTAAATGAGCGAACGCCAGATACTTACCCCCATCAAATACAGCTAGAGCCGATATACATAAAAAGAAAAAAGTGATATCCATGAAGGCTAGTGAAAAGCGAAATTTAGCTAGACTTCCTGAATACTGATGCAGCTTTGCAGCTATTGCAGCCACAACTAAACCCATAAAAGTTGCAACACAAACAACGGTCATAATGATTAGGAACGTTTTCATTCTGCTGCCACCTCAATTGCCTTAAATTTACAAACATCCAGAAACTCCTGAACGCGCACACTCCCTCTTTTGCCATGTCGATTTTTGGCAATAATCAGTTCAGTGACCCCAAGAGGTTGTAGTGTCTTATCATCAGTGAGCGGATTAACGAGAATAATTTGATCCGCATCTTGCTCGATCTGCCCTGATTCCTTAATGTCAGAAGCTTTCGGTTTCTTACCTTTTTCTGATTCACGATTTAATTGAACGAGCGCTACAACCGGGCATTCAAACTCCTTAGCCATAGATTTAAGTTCACGACTAATAGAGCCAACTTCTTGAAAGCGGTCTTTTTTGCTTGGATCTCTTACAAGCTGAAGATAATCAACAATGATGCAGCCAAGTTTGGTGCCAGCTTTGGCAAAACGGCGCTTAGCTCTCCTTGCATATGCTCTTACTTCACTAATGCTTGGTTTTTGCTTTGGCTCTATCCAGATAGGCAGATCGCTATAAACTTGTTTGTAATTTGCATATTCCTTTAGCAGCCCATCGTAAAGTGTTGCATTGTGTAGGTTGTTGTATGGAATGGAACTAAGTGAGCTAAACATACGATTAGATAGTGTTTCTTTGTCCATTTCTGCTGATATGAAAAGAACACCCTCTTTTTTAAGCATTGCCGTATCAATTGCCATCATTTGGGCTAAAGTTGACTTCCCAGAACCGGGACGTCCACCAACTACACAAAAATGACCGTTTTGTACGGTTCCTAACATCTCATCTAGTGTTTTAAGGTTGAACTTAACACCCGTTGTTTCGTCTCTGCTCTGCTTTTCAAACTTGTCAATCATTTGCTCTAAGGCACTATCGAGAGCACTTCCAAAACTTGCTCCCATATCTGCATCATCCGTCTTATCTACTTGCCCAAGAAGATTTTCAGCCTCAACAAATACATCAGGCAAAGTTGTATCTTTCGCCATTGCAGCAATACGTAAACCAATCTGCTCAATTCTTCGATGTGTTTTGAGTTTATTTAACTGAGTGACATAACTTTCAGCGTTGTAAAAACTACTCGGCGCATCTTGCATAAGTTGAATTAAGTATTCTTCCCCACCCATCAAATGCAAAACGTTTTTGCCTTTTAGGTAGTTACTCACCATTACCACGTCATACGGACAATTGCTTTCTGATAGCTCTACGATTGCCTTGTATATTTGTTGATGACGATCTGAGTAAAAACACTCTGCATCCAATTCTTGACCAATTGTCTCTAGTGACAAAGCTGTAGTCATTAGAGCCGCAAGAACACATTGCTCCATGTTCACATCATGAATATTTGAACTAAACCCCATTACCATCTCCCTTCAATTACTTTGTATTGAGTGGGTGCTGGTTGCTCATCCTCAGTTTGAGGCTGGGTAGCAACCTGAGCTGGATTAGACATTTCAATAAAACGATCTAGTTTTGATGCTTCACGACAAATTAACTCTATGTCTGTATAACCACCTTGAACGTGATATTCAGACTTAGAGCAATTAGTAATCGCTAACTTAATGTCTTCAACTGTGTATCCCTCTTTGAGTCGAGCTTGAATCTTGGTCTTACGCTTGTTATCCAAAACAGTACGAGTGTTTTTGTTGAACGTAACTTTCCAGAACTCAAAAACCTCATGAATCTCATCTTTGAAATTCTCTCGAGGTTTTTCAGCGGGTACAGGTTCGCCGTTAGGCGGACATATATTTATATTATTTCCCTTATGTTCTATTACTTCTCCCTTAAGAGCAGAATTCGAAGGAATTCCGCTAGATTGATTTTGGCTTTCTTTTGGAGTTCCGTTGGAATTCCGATGGAATTCTTGTGGAACACTTGTGGAAGACTCAACCCAATCTTTTGGACATCCAGCAGCTATCCATTGTTCACTTGTTGGAATATCTATGGATTTCTTGCCTTCTGACTCAAGCTTTTTGTTGTATTTCCGCATTCTGTCCGCAAATTTTGCGTAGTGATGGCCCTGTTTTGATGCCCAGCTTTCCTGTGCTTTCTCGCAGATTGTTGGGTGATAGATGCGGCCATCATTGCACTCTTTCCAGCCATGCAATGCCTCAGCTTTAACCTTTACCCATTCCCCAATGAAGCGACCAAAACCCGCAAGATTTGCAAGAATACGATCATCATTTGGAAGTGATCCAGCAGGAACTTGATGCCATGAAGCACACCAAAGCAAAACACCTGCCTTGAATGCTTCCCCATCTGTAATAGCTGTGAAATCGCTGTCTCTGAAACGCACCACATCAAGTGGCATGTATGCAAAGTCGCGTAAATCCACATCACTATCAATTAATGGATCAGGCAAAATTACCCCGCCATCAATAGAATTATTATCGTGCATTACAACTTATCCTTTGCTCTTAGACGGTTGATTACAGCGCTCTCAAATCGATTCAAGAGTGCATATAGGTGAGCATGTTTTTGTAGGTCCGCTATAACCTCCCCAATTGGATGGGAAGTTTTGTTGAAATCTTTTTGAACGCCCAAAGCCTTTTCAAGTTCTTTGCGAGATTCCTTGTACTCAGCTATTGAGTCTGCATATGCATCATGGTCAATTTGCCATTGAGTAAGGACTTGATCCTCATCATCATATGGGCTTGCACAGTCTGAATTTTGTGCTAAGATTTGTTCATTCATTTTGGTTTGCTCCAAAACACAAAACCGCCTCTGCTGTAACAGATGGCGGTTTTTTTAATTTAACGATTGACTCGATTTGCTAAGTAAATCCGCCTTTAAAATCCCTTTTGATTTAATTTCTAAAAGGGCCTGTGTTCTTAGCGGAATTCCTTCTTTTTCCCACTTCCATAAGGTAATTCTAGAAACCAACATCTTTCTTGATAGCTCCTGTTTTGAGCTACAATCGTGGTAGTCCAATAAGTCTTGAAGGTTCATAGGTTAACTTAAATTATCCATAAAGTTAACTTAAGTTATCATGCTGGGATTTTATTTTCAATATAGTGTGTTAATATAAGTTAACCAATTTACTGCGAAGATTGTTATGGAATTACATGAAAGAATTGTCCAGAAAATGAAAGAAAAAAAGTTACGACAAGTAGACCTAGCCTTGGCAACGGGAAAGTCAAAAGTAGCAGTATTAAAATGGATAAATGGAGAAAATGTACCTAAGACCGACTCGCTTAAGAAATTAGCAGAATTATTTGGCGTTTCAGATAGTTGGTTAATGCATGGTACTGAAGAAAAACTGGACAATAATGTTGTTTTAAGTGAAAAGATACCATCAGATGGTCGTCCTGTTCCAGTGATATCGTGGGTTGCGGCAGGTTCTTTTAGTCCCATTGAAACTGTTTTAAAAGATACTGAAATTGAGGAATACCTTCCCCCAAATCGCAGATGTGGAAAAAATGGATATGCATTAAAAGTTGTTGGATACTCAATGGCGCCAACTTTCTTACCTGGTGACAGAATTTATGTAAACCCAGACATACAAACATTTGATCTAAAAACTGATGATCTTGTAATTGTCGCATGTGCTGGCGACTCAGAAGCAACCTTTAAGAAATTAATAATCGAGGGAGAAGGTACAAGCAAATTTCTTGAGCCATTAAACCCCGACTGGCCTGATAAAATTATAAAGCTATCGGAAGATTGTAGGCTTGTCGGAAAAGTAGTGGGGCTTTATAGGGATATTTACTAGCAAATTCACACCAATAATAAGAAATTGTTTATAAAATTAACCCACTTTTTGTGGGTTTTTTATTATCAAAAAAATTAACTAAAATAAATTAAAAATAATTATTGACGCATTTAGTTAATTTAAGTTAACCTAATTTCACAAACAAAAAAAGCCCCACATTGTGGAGCTAACTTTAAAACCTAGATGCTTTCTCTGTCCTCTACCAAAATTTCAGAGCAGCATCGCTATAACTGGTGCTTTATTATGAACCAAATCACAGATATTAGTCAACAGGGCTGCATTAGCCCATACCTTCGCTCATCAAACAAAAACAAGACTCCTGAAAAGATGCTTGCCCAAATTAATGCATGGTTGCTTGATGAGGACTTTTGTCATTATTTTTCAATTCAAATACAAGGCCAAGAGGTTTATCCATTCGGCGTGATAAATCGTCCGTTCTTTCATCTTGATCAAGCAGAAAGAAAGCTAGAAAGCTTAAAAAGCGCAAACCCTAAAATTTGTTACTACATGAGTTATGGTGCTTTTGCTAAATCAATCTTAGATTTTGAAAATGAAAATGCCCCTATGGGGGAGCGTGTTTGGCTTAATCAACATGAATTCCGTTTGATCAAATTGAATGTTGGAAAAATGGCTGAAGAAGATTTAGTTAAGCTAATTCCAAACTATAAAGACGTTCTAACTTGGCAAGCAGAACAAAACACAAGTCAAGGCTGTCATTACTATTTTGCTCAATCTTTTGATGATTCAGAAAATGAGATTACCACATCATCACCATTCTATTTCAACCTTAAAGATGCATTGATAGCTAAGTTGTATTTTGAAAAAACAATGCCTAAACGCCGCTTCAAAATTCATTCTGGAGTTATGTCTACACAAGGATTAATGAAGCTTGATGGTAGAACAAGTGAACACTTTCAAGGCTTAGTTGATGCTCACAAAGAGCGCTTAGCTTCACTTAAAAATAAAGGGGAATAATCATGCGTACTAGTTCACAACTTTTTCCAGAAAACAAAAGCGTGACTGTGGATGATCTTGTTACAGCACGTAGCGAAGCGAAAAATGATATGGGTGATATCAATGCCCTACTGTCCGCAATTGAGCTAAGTCTTGTTGAAAAACTAAAGGATCACAACTTAAGTAAGTTTGCCTTTGATAAAACCTTTCGCTTGATTGATATTACCAAAACTCAAGCAGATTTATCTCAAGATTATCACAACGGCGAACTTGCTCAATTAACTGGTGGTCAATACCAACTTGATGAGCTGAAAAATAATATTACACACCTAGAGGTCGTCCCAGAGACGCAAAAAATCAACATAAATCATTTAGCTCCAGCGAATGCAGCTATCTCTAAAACGCTTAATACCAATTTTGAAAAGTTGGATATAAACGGTTTTCCAGAAAAGAGACGTTTAAGCATTCCAGAAGAAGGATTTAAACATGACGCACGGCGTTAAGTACGCCGACCTCTCTAGGGAGGTTCTTTTTAAGGCGTTTTTATTATGGCTTACAAAGATTGGGTATCGCGGAATTGTTAGACCTTGTGGGCGCATGGAGTTTTATTGCGCCACGGTCAGCAAACTTTTTCCTAGAAACGTACACATCATGTATGACGGGAAAATGAATAAAGCAGCTACCCAGCTTTATAAAGAATTTGAAAATCATTTAAAGGCGTGATCATGAAAAAAATGAATAAAGTGCTTATTGGCCACCAAATTGAGCAGTTTAAATTGCATTGTCTAAAGCTATGGTTTGTAGGTGACCTGGCAGCAACTTATCAAAATTCGGATCTACTTGATTACTTCATTCATGATAGTGGATTTGTTTATTGGTCTAAGGAACAAATTCGTCAACTTTGGGATTTTTGGCAATCTGCACAATCTAATAAACCAATTGGGGATTATCCAGTTTACTCAGTTGTTGGTTTAGATCTAGAGGTTAATGAACCACATTTAATACTGGGTGATGATTATCTAATGGTTAGTGAATGTTTTCATACAAATGATGGTGATGAAGCACAAGAGAAGCTTCAGCAATTTAAAAAAGCTTTTCCTAAGGTAATGGTCACAAATAACGCCATTATTTCATTGGAGTACTTGGGTATTAAAAAGAAAGAGCTTGAAAAAGAGCTTGGCATTACCAACGAGGGCTAAAGACATGTCAAATAAAAGTATTGTAAATGACCGTGCAGCTTTTGACGATTGGCACTTTAAAGACTGGAACGACAACTGCGGAAATGAGCTGGATGATGTTGAAGCAAGACACTTATATAACCGTGTCTATAGCAGTCCAGCAAATAGTAGAGAACGTGAACGTAGTTTCATAGCTTGGCAAGCAGCTACAGAACGGGCAAACAAGAAGCTTGAAGGCTGCATATTGGTACCAAGAACTAGAAAAGTTGTAGTGGCAATTGAAAAAATAGTTCAGCAGCAATGTGATGCCAGTGGAGTACAGGAACCGCTTCACAGATTGGATGGGTGGAGAATTTTGGAGGAAATTGCAGAAAAGGTTGAGGAGATTAAGTGATGAACAATGTAGCTGTTTTCAACTTCAATCAAAAAGAAGTTCGTACCATTGTAAAAGAGGATGGTGAAATTTGGTTTGTTCTTTCTGATGTTTGTAATGTTTTAGAGATTGGTAATGTTAGCATGGCTGCCAGTAGATTGGATGCTGAAGAAATTACCCTCAGTACTATTGAGGGTAGCCATAGGCCTACTAATTTAGTCAATGAATCTGGTCTTTATTCTTTAGTTCTAACAAGTCGTAAACCTGAAGCTAAGCAATTTAAGAAATGGGTTACTTCTGACGTATTGCCAAGCATTCGTAAAAATGGTGGCTATATTGTTGGGCAAGAAGTTGATTCACCAGAAATATTGATGGCTAAAGCACTTCAAGTTGCAAACAATATTTTAGAGTCAAAAACAAAAGAGTTAGAGGCAGCAAAGTCAAAGGTTGAGTTATTAGAGCCGAAAGCGCAAGCACTTGAAACTATAGCTAATACTGATGGCACATACACTATACGCGAATGTGCAAAAACTATTAATATCGGTGAACGCAAACTAATAAGTCTATTAATTGATAAAAAATGGATTTATCGAGAAGAGCATGGACGTTTACAACCGTACTCAACAAAACGAGAGGCAGGAATATTTATCAATCGCCCATCACCAGTAATCATAAATAAAAATACTGGTGAGGAGAAAGTTCATTTACATATGCGAATCACAGCTTATGGGTTAACAAAAATTACTGAGTTGGTGAATAGCTGTAAACATAACGGAGGGTTTGCAGCATGACAGAGGTTAAATTTGTTTCTATGCCTGCATCCGAATTGGCTCAGGTCATCGAAAAGGCATGTGAGAATGCAGTAACTAAAGTTTTAGCAGCCCAAGGCGATGAGCTGCTTAACATTACGCAATTATGTGAACGTATACCAGGCTTATCCTACCATTCATTTAAGAAGTTAGCCAAAGAGCATAGATTCAAAGATATTAAAGGCCGTTATTCGCTTACGGCTGTGAAAGCCGCGCTGCAATCTCACTAGATGTGGGATTGTAGTAAATCATCGCACGCCGCGGATTACTCCACCCAAACATTTTACACAGATCAAGCAGCGGGATTTTTAAAGCAATTTTAGTTGCTGCAGTATGGCGGCTATCATGGAAAGTAAAACCTTCTAAACCCGCTTCTAACTTAGCATCACGAAATTCATCGGTTGCATCATCGCTAGTTATGCTAAATACATACCCTTGCTTTTTTGGGCCGATGGATTTAAAGATCTCAACCGCTTGGGAGCTTAAAGGCACTTCCCTTGCACGACCATTTTTTGTAAGGTCTAAAATTAAATAGTTTTTACTCAATCTAATTTTTTCCCATTTCAGATTGCAAATTTCTGAAAGTCTCATTCCAGTTTGTAAAGCGATTAAAAAGATATAGCGCATCTCAGTAGATAAGAAAGGTAATAAAATTTCTATTTCTTCATCACTAATTACACGTTCTCGATGCGGTGATTCTGAAGGGAACTTAATTTCACGTAGAGGGTTCACTGATAGCCATCGCTTGACCTCAATGCACCAAGTGAAAAAAGCTGACAGCAAAATAAACTCACGCCTAATCGTGGCACCTTTAACATTTAAAAGCCTTTGCTCACGCCATTCTGTTAAGAAGTCTTTATTAACTTGAATGAGCGGCTGATCTACATACATGGCTTTTAATAAAAAGTTTATTTTTCTTCGTTCTTTTTCATAGCCACGTTTATTAATAGAGACAGTATCACGGTACTCAATTAAGGCATCTTTAAATATAATATGGTCGAAAATCTCTAACTTTTCATTCTTTAATCTTACTTCTGTTTCTTGCGCCCACTTCTTTGCATCGCGCAAAGTATCAAATGTTTTTGATTTAGCCGGATGCGGCTTAATTCTAACGGTAGCTGTCACTCTACCATTACGTTTTTGAAAGGTCGCCAT